AAAGTAACCCCTAAGGGCTAAATATATTGACTATTAACTAGTTGGTAAGTTTCCGTTACCAAATATACATCTTGGATCTGAGAATCCAAAAGAGTATCTTTCTCTAGCTTTAAATCTCATATTACCTGTATCGAAGTCACCTTCCATTGCAGTTTTGATTGGTGATCTAACAAACATTTTTAGTCCATTAGGCACATCAGTTAACAAGAAGTATGAATCTGTGTCAGTTAAAAAGTTATTAACTCTGTAACCTTCAGGTACCATACCCATGTTGTTAATTGCATTGATGTCATTGTCGGCAGTTCCAACTCTCATTGGCGACTTCATGATTCTCTCAGCAGTAAATTGTAATTCTTTTGGAATTATCATTTTTCTACCAGAAGAAGCAATTTTTAAGCCTCTTTCATCGACAAATCCAGCAATGTCAATTAATGACTGCTCGAGTGAAGTTTCGTTAAGATCTGCAGCAGTTGCTAGAACGTTTGAGAAAGTTCCACCAGTTGCAAGTGGGTGAGCGTTTCCGATTAGGGATTCACCGTCTCCACCAACAGCAGTAGTTACTTGCGCATTGTTCAAAACATTTGCAGCTTTAACTTGCTTCGTGTTTGCCATAGATCTTGCAAGAGCTCTTGTGTATCTGCCCGCAAGTCTATCGTATAGGTTGTCTTCGATCGCTTCTTCAGTAATAGCAAATGCTAAAGCGATAGTTTCGTGGTTGTATCTAGCTGTGAAAGTTTCACCTGCTTGATCGAACACTACTCCAGCACCTTCTTGTTTAGTTGGTGCAGAAGCGAAACCGCTTAACATTACTTCTTCTTCAAAAGCTCTGTCAGATGTTTCAGTCGCAAAAATTTCAGCATGCTGATTTTCATAACGACTATATTCCAGGCCGAATAAAGCATTCAAACCTGGCTCTAGTTCTTTAACTAGCTGTGATCGTGATATTGCCATAGTTATTCTCCTTTATCCTATATGCCTGTACCACTTCTATAGAAGTGATTGTTGATTCTAACAAGAATGTTAGCATTTGATACACTTGTATCCTGATTTTCAGGATCTTGTGTGATATCAATTGCTTGAACCGCGAAAGTAGCTGCAGTACCTGAGGCACTTACATCTAATTGCACGCTTGATATTCCTGTTTGTGTTACACCGGTTGCAGTTGTAACAGAGTAGTTTTTGAACAAGTCCGCTCTAGTAAAAGCCTCGTCTGCGTCCATTAAAAATACTGCATCTGGATCATCAACAACAAAGGCAGTAATATCGCCTTGAGTTGGTGTGATTGAACCAGGGTAGTAGTTTCCGTACGTTGGCTTTTGAGTAGTTGGATCGTTGTAAAACACTCCGTTAAAAACACCCACAACAGCATCACTAGTATTGCCAGTATGTCTTTCGATATTACCAGCCGTAGTAGGCTGTACCAAGTCACCTTGGAATATCGCAGTCGCATAACCTGCTGCAATTGTGTATCTGTTTTGGGCTCCTGCTAATGGTGTACCATCTAGTTTTCTGTATGGTCTAAGACCAAACTTTTCCAGTTGATTTGACATTGTCAGTTCTCCTTAACTTAGTTAGTTTATATTAATCCAAGCTATCTGTAGTAGGTAGTGCAAAAAAATTATTTCTTACGACCACCACCAAAGGTAACTCTAGACTGTCTATCAATATTGATAGGCATGTCCGGGTGTTGCTCCTTCATAAGATCTCGATCTATCGCGTCTGTTCTATCTTGAGTAATTTTTCTAAAATACTCAGCACGACTTTTCAATATCTCCTCCGGTATCCTTGCCAACACAAGGCCACCAATTCCGATCAGACCAGCATGTTTGCCTTCATGAATAACTGGGTAATCATGTTCACCGAGTTCACTTAAAATAGTTTCGGCTTTAACAAATTCCCATCCTTCTCTTAATTTCTTAGATACATTACCTGGATCTTCGAAACCGTTAGTAGAAGTTCTTATCCATCTGTGTGCATAACCTTGCGGTGCAGCTGGCGCATCCAAACTGGATGGTGGAGTCCAATCTTTCTTTCTAGAAAGTTTAATTCTAGATTCAGACTCGCGTGAAGTTTTTACTTTAGTATTCATATTAAGATCCTTCCTTCACGTATTTTGCGTATTCCTCTAGTGGCACCCCTAATTTCTTAGCGATAACTACCTGTGATTTGGTGAGTTTCACAGACTTGCGTCCACCTGATCTTCTGCTAACAGAAGCTACGTTTTGGACGGGTGTAGCTTTTGTTGTTTCTTCAGTAGAAGATTCGGCAAATTTCTGAGGAAAATACTCCTTCATACGTTTGTTGATTTGATTATAATAGCCATCACTCTCCGCGTCAATTCCCTCCTGCAAAAGGTCTTCGTGTATTCCCATAGCAGCAGAAGTTAATACTCTATCAGATCCAAACCATTCATTATCTGAAGCCCACTCTTGAGCTCTAGTACTAATTTGTGGTTGAGGAGCCTCAGTTTTTTCGACAGGTTGTGACTCTATTTCTTTTTTCTTAGACTCTTTTTCAGCAAGGGTCATAGAAACTTTTTCTTTCTCAACAGCTAACTTAGTAAGCTTATCTTGAGCTTCCATAATTAACTCTGAGTCTTGAGAATCTAATGCTGTTCTTAATTCAGCTTTTGCCTTATCTCTTTCTGAATCAACTCTAGCATTATATTCGTTTAAGTAGTTAGTGTCAGTTTCTTCAAATTTCTTTTCTGCACTTTCATACTTACTTTTTAAACCTTTAGCATAATCAACAGCAGCTCTTTCTCTACGCTCTGCTTCTTTTGCTTGAAAGGTTAATTTTTTTATTCTTTTTTGAACTTTATCAGAATAGTCCTGTAGACCTGATTCTTCTTCTTTTTCTTCTACTTGTTCAAATTTAGTTTCGACTTTTGGTTCTTCGTCTTCTTTAGTTTCTTGCAGAAGTTCTTTGGCGCTTTTACCACCACCACTTACATCTACATAACCTAAATCTACGTCTTGTTTTTTTTCAAAAGCTTCATCCGAAACTTTTGGTGCATCTACTTCAATTGTTTCTTCATTAACACCAGATGTGTCTATTTCAACTTCTGGATTTTTTTCTTGTATGTCTGCCATTTAGTCCTCCTAGTAATGGTGCAAAATATCATTCGGGTCATTAATTGTTGCAATGACTTCATCATCATTCAACACTCTTACTTCTCCGCCATCTATTTTGAATCTAGAACCTGCGTACCTACTAAAAATAATCCATTCATTTAGTTTGCACCAAGGTCCGTTTGAGAATTTATCTTTATCATTGTAACAAAGATCTCCCATTTTTAATACAAGACCACAAACTGTAGTCATTTGTATTGTTTCTTGTGTAGTATCAGATAACCACAAACCACCTTTGGTTTTTTTAGGGCCAGCATAAGGCAAAACTAAAATTCTATAACCAGTTGGTTTTGGTAGACTATCTAATGTTGATTTATCGATCTTTTTAGGATCTAGGACTGTTTCTATTTCTTCTTTAGCTTTGTAAGCATTTAGAAGAGCATCAGTCCGTTTCGGTATCTCCGTGGACTTGTTCATCATCGTACTCCGTTGTTGTCAGCAGGTCTTTAAGATCCTGTTGCAGATCCTCAAGAGATCTGATTTGACCCCTAACATATTGTAGTTTCTCCATGGTGTCAACACCATATATAGCGTGTGACTTAAGTCGAGCTAAACGTTTTTTAACTTTATGTTGTACGAGTGATATTGTGTCTATATCCATTATTTTCTTTTTAATGAAATTTTACTTTTACCTTGTTTTAATAATTGAAAACCATATTCGTTTACTATTATTTTTAATACTGCGTCCATATCATAATAAGAATAATCATCAAAAATAAACACCGAACCTGGTTTAGATCTTTCTCCAAAAAATATTGCTTCTTTTATTACATCTACTGTTTTATGTGGACCATCAAAATGAACTAAGTCATAAGTATTAATAATTTCTTTTTTTTCCCTGTAGATGGGAACACCATCATAAAAACTTTTCATAAATTCATCATCACCTAATTGATATAATGTAAAATTTTCGTAATTTAAATCTCTCAATAAATCAACTTTCATACTATTTGTGTAATTACAAACTATTGATGGTTTGTTATCGAAATGTGGGTAGGATATATTACCGTAAGGATCTATACCAATGTGCCAGTGTTTTTTATCTTTAAGATATTCTAATATTAATTTAGAACCTAACCCTTGTCTCACACCAATCTCTACTGTAAATAAATTATCTGATGTTAAGGATTCACAGGCTTCTATTAGTATTTCGTATTCTTTACTATCGCCACCTATCATAATTTGAATTGTTGAAGAACTT